AGTTTGCCCAATCTCCTGTTCCATCTGTTACTGTTGAATATCTAATTTGATAATAAGCTAAATCTAAATCACTAACTTGCGACCAACTTAAATGTGCTTCTTGTCCTACAATATTACAAGAAAAATCCTGAACATCTTCTGGTGGCTCAATCGCACCAATAATAGTTCTTGTTGCTGTTACATAAGTTGATGATACTCCTAAAGTATTTACAGCTTTAACTCTTACATCATAAACATTTTGGTCAATTACATTTAAGACTCTATGATTTAATCCTGAACCTTGTGCATAGATAATATAATTAGTATCATAAGCTAGTTTGTATTCCACTTGGTAATAATCAACAAAGCTATCAGGAGAAGCACCTACTGTTATATTTAAAGCAACGATAACAGTACCATCATTATATTCAATTAGTTGGTCATCTAATGTAACACTAGCTGGTGGTTGTACAGTAAAGGGATTGGGTAGAGTGGTATCAGGTATCGTTGGTGCTTGTGCTTTTGAAGTCCAAGTATAAATATTATCTTGATGTTCTACTAAATCTAAATCAACTGTTAAATCTTCATTAATTGTTAAAGCATTAACTCTAAAAGGTTTTGCAGAAAAAGAAGCAGTAATATATGTGATATTAACAATATCTCCAACTGTTAAATCTAAAAATTCAGAAGTTACTTTTATTTGAATAGCTAAAGCATTTCTTGATCTTTTTAATGCGACTTCGCAAAGTTCTTCTGCTTGGTATGGATTAGAAATATTTTTAAAATCAAAATTTCCTATAAGTTCTGTTCCGTTATCTTCAGCTAATAATGTTGCGTATTTATCAGCAGTAGGCAAAGCTGAGTCATCTGCTGGTGGAAAACTTACTGTATCTTCTTGCCAATTCTTTTCAGGATTAACAAATGTTCCTATAACTCTATTATACTTTTTGTTTTTTGTTTCTCCAATAAGTTTAATACCACCAATAACATTATCAGAAGTAATTGTGTAAGTTGCTGTCCCTGTTCCTTCAATGTTTAAAATATAAGTTCCAGCATTGTATGAGAAGATTGCTCTCATGGGATTTAATAATGCTTTAACATTATCAATTAGTTTTTGTGATGTATCTAGTACAGCATTAGTTTCAAATAAATTAATATCACTTGCACCTGAATATGGTTCTACTTGTGTTTCGCAAGTATCAGCAGAAGTTTTAAAAGAAGCAAAGTCTGATTCAAAAGCAGTATCAGGTATTCCTTTTCCGTATCTAGTATTTCTTAAATAATCTAATAAACATAAAGCTGAGTTAGAAGAATAAACTGTTGTAGCTGTTCTTGGGTCATATATCTTTCTTCCTTTAACTACTGCATGAACATTAGGTAGTGAACCAAATACATCTTGATTCCATTTAAACCTAAATGCAAGATATGCCACTCCTTTTAGTCTATGATTAGAAGTCCAGTTGGCAGATGTGCTTAAAATAGAAGAGGCAACTTGTGTATCAGTTCCTAAAAAACATTGTGCTTGAATATAAGATGTTCCGTCTTTATAAAAATTACTATCAGAAGAATCAACTTCTCTAACTGTGCCATCAGTTAATGCACCATTAAAGGTTACAAGTTTATCATCAACATAAATACCTTCTATGCTTTCAATTTCTCCTTCACAAAGTACCCCAGCAATATAAAGATGATCGTTATCTGTTCCTGAAGTTTCAACAAATACTCTAGTAATACCTATTTTTCTTTCTCCGTAAATAACTGGTATCTGTGCATTGTTAGAAGCTTTGTTTAATAATACTCCTTGTGCAGTTTCTCCTTGTGGAATATCAAATTGTGGTGTTTCAGGTTTTGGTTGAAGCCAAGAAATAGCTTTAGTAGCAATAGCACTTAAAACAATACTAGCAATCGCTTGTCCTATTACCGCACCCATTTATAAAACTCCCTTGTGTATCTTGTTGCTTGTCTATAAGGTTTATTGTCTTTAACTCTTAACCAATGTACTGGAGTTCCTTCTTCTAGCCTTGAACTAAAAAAATCTTTTGTCCAACTCATTATATTTCTTAAATTCTTTTTAGCTATTGTTTCAATATGCCAAATATTGTTTCCTGATTTCCAATCTTCTTTTTTAAGAACACCTGTTTTTTTAAATCTATTTTGTGTTTCATTAGATAAATAAGCCCAATTAGTAAAACCAATTAACTCTTCTCCCTCGTAATGATGTTTGCATTGACCTAAATTAAAACTAGGGAACAGATGAAGTCTTAGTTCAGCATCAGAAAAAGAATCATATTTTTTATACAATCTAAATAATTCTAATACTTCATTCATTATGATCTACCCCATTTAATATCTTGTACTGACTGTGAAGCAAAATCAAAACCAACATCATCTTCAAAGTACAATTCTTGTGAAGAAGTATTTGTCTTTCTCCCTTTTAACTTTTCAAAATCTGCCCAATGACTAGCAACAGAAATACTAACATTAGATGACTCTTCACTTTCTTCTAAGCTAAAAGATTCTATAGTTCCTTTGAATAATAAAAAAGGGTCAGCAATAATAGATTGATTGTTATCTAAGAAGCCTTTGTATATTTCAACTTCTTTGTCCATATATTGATTGTTAAGTAGCAAAGCAATAATAGTTTGGTCTGCATTAGTAAAAGATATGGTAATAGAATCAACTGCAACATTAGATTCCTCAGATACTTTAGATGAACCTAAAAATAAAGATGAAGCTGTATAAGTATTAGAATCAAAAGTTATGTCTTTGTAATGATCGGTAAATCTTGAGCCTGAACCTACTCCTAAATAAATTAATGTTACTGGATTTAATTTGTTAGTAGCAAGTTCGTTTTTAATTGCTGTCGTTAGACTTCTTGCCATTACAATACCTCAATTACATCTAGTTCGTATGCGTAAAGATTAGTTGTGCCAATATTATATTCTTGTGTATTAGCTGTTAAAGAAACAGTAAAATCAACATTGTCATAAATTAAAATTGTGTCATCTGTAACATCACTTCGCAAAGGTGGTTCAAATGTTAATGTACCTTCTCCTGAACCATCTGCATTTAGATCATCAACTGCCATATAAACTTTTTCCTGTCCTGTGAATCTAAAGTAATCTCCAGCTTTTAATATTCCGTTAGTAGAAATTGTCATGCCATCTACTGTGCAAGTAGTAGCACCAGCAGATATAGAAGCATTAGTAGAAATAATAGTAGAAGCCACACCCTGTGCATTTGATTCAGTTGGTGGAATAATAGTAAAGTTTTCTAGCTGTGATCTTTGTTTAATAATAAAAGCTTTAATAGGAGAAAATTCTGCTCTAGTCATAGGTGGATAGCTTAAAGTAATTGCAAATCTTTGTCCGTCAATTTGTCTAGCTTGTTTTCTTCCTGAAGTAGTTACACTAACAATCGTGCTTTGTTGTGAATTAATACTTGCTGATCTAGCAACTGGAGTTGTAGGTAATTGTCCACTCATATTATACTAAAGACCCTTTTCCTTGTTGGTTTAATGCTTGATTTATTAGATTGCTTATAATTGATCTTCTTTCAATTAATAGTCTATCAAAGTCTTTTGTATCGTTAGCAATAATAGTAAAATTAACATTAGTAGAACCACCCATTTGATGATTAGGAACTACCTGTCCATCACTTGAAGGAATAAACATTTCTCTTCCTCTTTCTCCTATTGTTATTGGTTGTCCACCCTTAACAGAACCGCCTTCTGCCATATTGTAACCACCGCCACCACCACCGCCGCCTGTATTACTAGAGCCAGGAAATATTGAGCCTATTGCATTTACTATAGTTCCAAGTATGCCACCACTTGATGAACTTTGATTCATTTTCTTTCTTAACGCATATTGTTTTGCAAGTTCAGATGTTTTAAGTTTTTCAATTCCTAAATTGACTAATAGCATTAACTGCTCTTCAATTAATTTTGAAATAATATTAACTATTATTTTTGAGGCTATGTTTCTCAATGTGTCAGATAATTTTTTACCTAACAGCAATGATTCTGCAAGACCTCTTGAAATTCCTTTTACTCCTTTTATTATACCAGTTGCTATAGTTTCGTTTATTTTTGAAAATTCTGCATTTGTTTTCTTTAATAATTCTTCACTTATTTTTTTTAATGATATTTCCATACTCTGAAGCGTTTCTCCTGAACCTTTAGCACTCTTGTTCATTTTTTCTATTTCTTTATTAATTATCTCTATTTGTTTAGCTGAAAGAAGTGCTTTAGCTTCTAAGCCGTCTAAGAATTCAGTTAGTAATTTTGTAAAGTAACCCATGTTATTGGATATTGCTTTTGTTTCTTTATTTAATTGTGCAAATGGAGTTTGTAATCTGCTAGCCGCATCTTTGAATTCTTTTACAGTTTTTAAATTTTCTTTAAAAGTTTCTTCTGATATTATTTTTAAGAAACGCATAGACTTAGCCATTCCTTCAATCATAGAACCATAAGCACTACTTATACTTCCTATCATTGATCTTAAAGAATCAAATATAGAACCTAAAAATAATACTAATAATTTACCTTTACCACCTAACATTAAAAAACCTACAATTCCTAAAGTTTTTATTCCTTCAGGAAGTGCATTTAAAATTCCTAAAAGTCCGCCCATTGCTTTTGCTACAAAAATAAATACTGGTGCAATAGAATCAATAATAATTGCACTGCCTATTAAAACATTTCTTGTTATGGATATAAGTGAATTAGATAATTTAACTGCAAATAAATCTAGTGCTTTGCTATTACTATCAAGAAACTTATTAATTTCAACTAATCCTTGTTTTACAAAATCAAAGAAACCAGCCCTGTTTGTTTCTAATCTAAAATTGAACAATTTATCTGTAAGCATAGACAATGTTCCAGTTAATGTAGTTCCTAGAACTTCTGCGGCTCTTCCAAATTTACCACCTTCTCCAAATACTTCTTCAAATTTTGCTATTGTTTCATCTATACTAACTCTAGCACCAGCTTTAAATCCTAGAAGTGCATTAACACCTCTTTCTCTAAATAAATCTGCACTAGCAATACCACTAGAAAATGATCTTTGTAATTGTTCTCCAACAGTTCTAAAATCTAAACCTGTAACTGCCGCAATATTACCAGCTAATTTTAAATTGTGAGTTAGTTCTTTAGCATCTTTTGATACAACAGCTAAGTTACCTGAAGCCATTGCAATTTCTTGCAAAGAGAATGGTACTTTACCAGCAAATTTTACTAAACCATCAAATGCTTTTTTACCTTCTTTAACACTACCAAATAAAAAATTAAATCTAAGGCTAAGATTTTCAACTTCACTTCCTACACTAATAAAAGATTTAACAAGAAGTCCAGCACCAATAGTTGCAAAAGCAGACTGTAAAGAAAATAACTTTGCACGCATTTTACCAATGCTACCTTGTATTCCCTTAAATGCTCTTCTAGTATTATCAACTGCGTCTAGGCGAATTTGGACTCGTTCTTGTGCCATATAACTTTTCCTTGTCTGCCTTCACTTTAAAATAAGCTACCCAGTAGAAAAATTCTTCTTCTGTCATAGCCAACACTTCTTCCATACTTTTATGTAATTTTTCGCCAAGAGCAAGTATAGAATATAACTCTTGATCGCTTCTTACTTTTTTTCTGCGTCCTCTAATGAAACTGAATTAAGAATTTCTCCAGCTACTCTAGCAATAACTTCAGGATCAGCTTTGTTCATTAGAGTTTGTTTGTCATCTAATTTAAAAACTTTATTTCCTTCTTTATCTTTTGATTTTAATGTGATTACATCAACCATTATTCCTAAGTCATTATCTTTAGCTGATTTGAAAAGATTTCTTTTTTCAGCAAGACTCATTGGTGTTGAATAAATCACTAGAGGTTGTCCTTCCTCGCCCCACTCGGCAACATTAATTATTTTAACCCCTTGTGATTCAAAATGATCTTTAACTCTATCTATTACACTCATGTTCTATTTCTTCCTTATGTTATATATTAAGGTGCTGTTGCTTCTGTTAATGCACCAGTTCCTGTAAATGAAATTTCTGATTCAACCATTCCATCAAAAGATGAATTAATAGTTTTACCAATAATAATTGCACTACCTGTGAAATATGTATCTCCAGTTGTAGCACCTTCAGGATATAGGTTAAGTGTTACTTCAGTACCAACTACTAAAGCTACTTGACCTGTATCTACTTCGTCAAAAAATACAGAAGCTGAGCCTGAAAATGCTTTTAGTCCAACTTTGTATGTTCTGCTTGAATCTCCCATTGAAGTATCTTCAATAGTTTCAGCAGTGCTTTCTAGTGAGAAAGACCTTAGTTCGCCCAAAGTATCTGAGCCAACCTTGATAGTTCCTTCACTTCCTGTGTGAGTTGCCATGTTTGTTCTCCGTTGTTAGTTGTTAAGGTGTACCAGCAGTGTAAGTGTACATGACTCTTACAACTACTCGTATTCCACCGATTGGGAACAAAGTACCTTCATCTGTAGAGACTTCTACGATTTGAGTTATCTTTGCAAACCCACCTCGTGTTCTATCAGATTCTAGTGCTGTTTCAATCGTTGAAATTAGTTGATTTCTTTTTGTGTCAATATTGGTGTCTGTTCCCTTAACAAATCCTACAATAACAAAGTCTGCTATACCTTGCCTTGTAACACTTGATGAGGTCATTGTTTCGTCTGATCTTGCTTCGTTTCCTGATTGAACAAATACTGCTGGGTATT